TCTCGACCGCCCGCGTCCGCCGGGCGGTGATCTCGATGATGCCGCCCGGCTGATCGGTGGTTTCGGTCACGATCCAGTCCTTGTCGTCGAACGTGAGCGTATCGCCGTGGGCCGGTGTTGCGTCGTCGGAATCGATCGAGACGGTGCACTCGGTCACGGTGACCCGCCCGTCGTCATCCTGCTCGACCCAGCTCCGCGCCTCGCTCACGATCGCGGTGATCGTCGCCGCGTCCTCCCCCGGCGCCGTATGCACAATCGACCGGCCCAGGTGCGCTGCCAGGACCGGTCGGCCGCGGGTTCCCATCAGGGTGTCGAAGGCGCTCATAACCGGCTCCGGGCGGATCCCCGGCCCGGCCCGCCGGGCGTGGCGGCGCCCGGCTGAGCCTGAGCCGGCGGGTGGTTTCTACGTGGTCGCGTTGCTGAGCAGGTGGGCGCACTCGGTGTAGAGCACCTTCTCGTCGACATCGTGCCGACAGCGGATCACATTGCCCCGGACGGTTTCATCTCGGTATTCCTCGATGGTCCCGCCGACGTCGCTGCCATCCTCGCCCCAGTGGAACGTTCGGCCGAGGCACGGCTCCTGGATGTCGTTGCTCGTCGCAACCCTGGCAACCATCACGTACTCGTCCGACCAGATCGGGCTCAGGCTCACATCCTGGCCCTTCTTGGCCGTGTTCTTGCCGGATCCGCCAACGAGGACGTAATCCAGGTCGAGGCACTGCGCGATCATCTGTTCGGTGATCGACGCCTGCTTGATCGGCTCGCCGGCCCCCGACGCGGCGAGGGTGTCGGTGATCTGGTCGCATCGGCGCAGGTTCTTGAAGACCCGCTTATTGAGGATGAGCGCGTTCGGCCACAGGCCGGTGAGGTCCCAGACCTTCTTACAGGCGCTGTCAACGTCCGTGATCGGGGTCGCGTTGCTGATGTCGTCCCACTCGTTGGTAATGGCGGTCGTCAGTGTCGCCCCCGTCCAGGTCGTCGCGTTGAAGATGGCGGTCGCGATCCGGATTTCGGCATTGCGCAACACGGCATCGAGCGCCCGCTGGGTTGCGACCAGTTCGGCGTCCAGGTAGTTCCGGTACATCCGCACCTGGCGATCGTCCAGCGGCTCCTCGTGGCCGTGCTCTTCACACGCCCAACTGTCGCTCGTGAACTTGTACTTACCCCGGCTATAGCCACCCCCGGGCGCGCGTTTGGTCTCGGGCGTCTGCAGCAACTGCTCGATCGGGATCTTGCCGAACACGCCCGCCTGTTCGGCCACTTCGAGGACGGGCAGGATTCGGTGTCCGATGAACCCCTGGCGATCCATGGCCAGATTGAACTCTTCCAGACTTCCCGCGAGGTCCGGTCGTAGCGTGGTGAGTGCTGAACTCGGTGACGGCATGACTGTCTCCTTGGTTTGTCATGCCGCCACATGACGGGTTATTTTTTGCCCGGTCGGGTTGGGTCTTCCGTTTCTCGGCTGTCGGCCTAACTCGTCAGCGGATATGCTCGACCTCGAGAATATCCAGCCGGAACGAGTTGTCCGCGTGGCTCGCATCGAACGTGCCGGTCAAGTAAATGAGCAGCCCGGCCGCTGTGGTTTCTGTGGCCTGGGCCTTGTTGTTCACCGCAACGGCAGTGCCGGCCGCGTCGATCACGCTCTTTACCGCCGCGATCAGCGTGCCCGAGGTACCGATCGAGCGAATCACGATCTCAGCCTCGATGATCGCCTGGTCGTTATCGGCCGCGGCGGCCACCGTGGCCGTAGCGATCAGTTCGGTCCCGGCGTACAGTTTCAGATCGAACTGCGGCGTCGAGTCCTGATCGACGACCAGGCCCGCCGCCTTGACGCGGATGATGGACCCCGCCTTCAGCTCCGACGCGGGAACGGTATGGGTCACATCGATCGCGGTTGCGTCCGTGGTCGAGGCCCCGATCGCCGTGGCCGCCGCCGTGTTGACGTACGGCACGCGGGCGACGTCCGGCTGCACCTCGATCACGTCGCCGTCGGCGGTCGCCGCCACGAGGGCGATACCGACGCGGACGCCGGTGTTGGTGGCCGTGATTTTCCCATCATCGTCCGTGAAGACGTCGGCGAACTGCGTGATCGCCCCCGACGCCATCAGCTCGATGGTGCCGACCTTGTTTTTGAGCATGGTCACGCTGATCGGGGTCGTGATGGCGATGTCCTCATAGGTCGGTCCCAGAGGGTACTCGCCGGCGTCGCAGTAGACGGCGTTCCCGCTCGCATCGCGCCGGACCAGCCGGTACATGACCAGGGCCTCCGCCGACGTGAGCGTCAACACGCCTGAATCGTTCTGTTGCATCGTTTTTTCCTTTCAGTCTGTCAGTTTTCAGTCGGCCCGCTTTCAGCGATCAGTTCCCCCTTTGCCAAGGGGGGGTGGGGGGTCTCACGGGTGCGCCGCGTTGTACGCCTCGATGTACGCCTGGTGCAGCTCCGGGTCCTTGGCCGCGACCGCGGACACCGCCCGCGTTTTGCTCATACCGGCCTGGACTTTTTCTGCCACCGCCGCGTCCCACGCGGCGATCGGGTCGCCACCGCCCGCCGATGCCGGACTGGCGGTGCCACGTGTCCCGAGCGCGTCGACGCCGGGCTTGGCGCTGGCGGCCTGCGTCTGCTCCGTTTTCGCCCGCTCCTGATCGAGCGCGGCCTGCATGCTCCCGATATAGGCATCCTTCGCCTGCTCGATCGACATCTGGGCGTCCAGGCACTTCTCGCGGAACTCGGCCGACGCCTTGGGTAGGGCCGTCTTCAGCTCCGAGTACGTCGCCGGTCCCGCCCCGCTCGGCCCCGCCGCCGGCGCCGGGCTGGGGTCCGGCACCGGTGTGGGATCGGGTTTGGGAGTCTCTGCGGGCTGGGGTTCAGGCGTCGGGGTCGGCTCGGGTGCGGGGGCCGGGGGCGTATTCGGATTCTCTGCCATGGCTGTGACCTTTCTTTTCGAAGAAGGTGTCGTTTTGATGTGCGCCCGGAAGTCTTTCGGCGCATGCTTGAACTTGGACAGCATTTCCATCGTCCGGCCGTCGGTCGCGGCGAACGCGGCGACCTTCTTGGCCTCGGCGATCCGGTCGGCAAAGCCCTTTTCGACCGCCTCGTCAGCGGTGAACCAGGTTTCGTCGGCCATCAGTCGGGCGATCTCGGCCGGTTCAAGGTCCGTCGTGCCGGCGTAGGTATCGATCAGTGTCTGGTTCGCCTTGTCAAGCATGTCCGCTTGCTGGCGCAGTTCGTCGGCGGTTCCCCAGATGAGGGCCGATGCGTTGTGGATCATCATCAGGGCATTACCGGCGATCACGATCTCGTCGCCGGCCATGGCGACGACCGACGCGGCCGACAGGGCCATCCCGTCGATATAGACGGTCACGTGCGCGTCGTGCCGAACCAGCGTGTTATAGATCGCGACCGCGTCAAAGACGTTGCCGCCGGGCGAGTTGATAAAGACGTCGATCTGTTTTGCCTGACCGTGCCCCTTGAGCGCCTCGACCACACTCTTCGCCGTGTCGCCCAGGTCGTCGATGTAGTCGTAGATCCAAAGCTCGACCGTCTCCGGGCCCGCGGCCCGGACTTCCAGGCGTTGGATCTCGCTGCGCGACTTGGGTCGTTTGGCGGTCTTCATGCCCCAATCATGGCAGGCGTCAGGGACGGTCAACAAGGGGTTCCGGGCTGTCCGGACGCGGATTGGCCGGAAACCCCGGAGGGGGGAACGCTGGCAGCGTTACCCTGGCGTTGATCCAAGGGCGTTGATCGTCACACGCAAAATGGGCGGCATGTTCAACTCGCCAAGTTCTGATGTGATGATTTCGACTTCTCGCTTCTCCCCTTCCCACCTTCTCACCTTCTCACTTCTCTGTCGGCGGCTTCGCCACCGTCTTCCCCATTTTCCCGGCGAAGTCCGGCAAGAGTTCCCGCCAGTCGACCTGGGCGCCGGGATGCTTTCCGTTGATTTCGTCCGACGCTTCGATGGCCATGACGATCCGACGTTTGTTATCGTCGATCGTCTCGCGGTCGACGTCCTCGATGTCGAGCCCGCGCCGGGCGAGGACCCCCCGCCGGCTGTCGAGTCCGCTCCTGGTGATCGTCGTATCGCCCTGGGCGTCCTTGTTCGGCTCGATGTACGACCAGCTCGGCGGGCGCCATTTGTGACCGAAGATGTCGACGTCGCCGCCGCCTGCCGCCTGGCGAAGCCCGGCGTCCTCGGCGAGCCACTGGCGGACTTTCCACAGGTAGACCGGCTGATAGAAATGATCGATCATCACCGTCTGCAGGTCGCGGAATCCCATCCGGGCCTGATCGATCGCCCCGCGCCAGCCGCTGAAATTCGTCTTGCTCGGATCGAGCAGGAGCACGGCCAGCGGCAGGTCCAGGTTAATCGCGATAAACGTCAGGATCAGCGTCGCGTGGCTGAAAAACTCCGGGTTCGGCACGTTCGGCGAAAAGCCGGTGAGCGTCTCGCCCGGTTCGCCGTAGATTTCCATACCCGGCGCGATCCCCTCGATCGTTCGGGTCGACCCGTCGGAAAGGGTTTCCGTCTCCCGTTCGCCCCGCTGGGGCTCGTCGGCCGCCCCTTCGGCATCCTCGGCGATCTGGTGAAAGATGGCGAAACAGCTCGCGATCTGCTGCTGGACCAGCTTGGCGAATTGAATGTCGTCGTGCATACCGACGGGATCGACGATCGGGGCCAGCGCCGTCACGCCGCGGGTCTGGCTGAACCGCTTCGGCAGGTAAGCGTGAAAGACCTGCGGGTTCCCGTCCTCGTCATGTGCCGGGTAAGTCTTCACGTCGCTCACCCGGGCGAGCGGCGTATTCGGGTCGAGATCATCGGCGGTGAACCAGTATTCAAGCGGTTTTCGGTGGTTGTCGAGCAGGACGCCGTGGACAACGTTGCGCTTCGTGTTCGTCGGCGTTCGCAGCCGGTGTGCCTCCGCCTGGTCGAGCGAACCCTCGATCAGGGGTAGATTGCAGATGTCGCCGTCGACGATCATATGGCGGAGCGTGAGTTTTGCCATGGTGTGGACGGAGAATTTGCCCGCCTTATGGCATTGCATCGGAGCGGCCGACCAGAGCCGCCAACGCCGGGCGAGGTCCTTGTCGAGGTCCTCGTTGCCCGTCTCCGGATTGAGTCGAATCCCGCCCTGGAGCACGTTGCGGATCAGACGCGTGATCCCCTGGCCCACCACCATATCGTTCCGGTCGAACGACCGGGCCAGCTCCATCATTCGCAGGTGGTCGGCTTCCGACCGGTAGTGGTAGTCCGCACCCGACCCTCTCGACGCGACGCCGGTCAGCCGCTTGCGGAACCGCGTGATCTTCGCCGCGTTGTAGTCCGCGCGAATCTGGCCGAACGCTTTGGCTAGCGTCGTTTCGGGATGTCGTCGGAATCGGCGGGCCATTAGGAAAACTCTTGGCTGTTAGCTCTTGGCTCCCGGGCATCAGCTAATAGCTAACAGCTAAAAGCCAATGGCTACTCCCTGAAGTCAGACAAATCCGCATGCACAATTCGGCGTGCCCGCCGGCTCGTGGCCGCGTCGGTATCGTTGCTCTGCCACCATTCGACCGCCTCGTTCAACTGGTTCTCAATTTTGGCGTAGTCGTCCTGAACGCGGTTGTCGCCCTGCTCGACCGCCTGGGCCATGCGGCGTAGTAGAATCCGGCACGCTTGGATAAATGCCTTGCACTCGGTCACCGAGCCGTTCAGGTCGTACGAGCAGTTGTCATCGTAGGCCGCCCAGACTTCGGCGTCGGTACTCGCGGAGGACAGAGACATAGCCTGATCCTGACACATCGTGCCAGGGCGTTAAAGGGGCTCCGGGCTGTCCGGACGCGGATTGGCCGGAAACCCCGGAGAGGGGACACAGGGGGGTCGTCTGAAATCTCAAGTCCTCAAATCTCAGACCCGGAATTCAACGCGGAGGCGCAGAGCAGAATCGCTACGAAAAACGCGAAAAGGCACGAAAACCGGAGTGTCCCTTTTTGTGGCTTCTGGTGTTTCTTGTGGCTAATACCTTCTCACCTTCTCACGTTCACACCTTCTCACCCTTTCCGCGGGGCGATCCGCCGCATCACCTCGCCGAACGGCTCATTGACCGTCCATTTGACCCGCCGGTTCGATACGTATGTGATTTTCGTCTTGCCGTGCTGTTGGCAGAGGTTCCCCGTCAGGTCGGCTACTTCGCCGATCAGTTCGACCTCAATCGCGATCGGCTTGCCCGTATGCGCACTGGTCAGGGTAACGAGTCTCATTCGCCCTTTGCTGTTTCGCCGTCTCCGGCAGCTTGCTCCATGATCCAGCGAACCACGTCCGCCGACGTCTGGACCAGTCGGCCGTTGGCCAACTGGGCCCCGTAGAGGCCGCCGAACAGACGCTTAAGCCCGCGTGGCTGCACGCCGGTCAGTTGTACCTCGATGTGTCGCGTCTCGTAATTGCCCGCCGGCGGCTCGGCCACGGGCGCCTCGATCGTGATCGTGCCGGCCGCCTTCTTCTTCTTTTTCGCCATGGAATGGAATCCTTTCCGAAAAGGGTCTCCTCGAAATTGCAAATCCTCAAATTTCAAATCCAAAACTCAGCACCAAGGCACCAAGACACCAGGCCCGGAATTCGCCACAGAGGGCACAGTGGTCACAGAGTTCTGATCCTGTTCATCCTGTTATCCTGTTATCCTGTCGACTCCGGTCTTTTTACTTTCTCCCTTTCGCACTTTCTCACCTTCGCACCCCCTCACCGTTCCGTGACCAGAAACGCCCGCCCGTCGGGCGTCCGCACGGGCGATCGGCTGACCCGCTTTCTCTTTCGCTTCGCCGCCTGCTCGATCATCGGCAGCCGCACGTCGCACGAGATCGCCCCCGCGATCTGGAGTGCCATACAGTCGAGCAGGTGATTCGAATCCGACACCTTCTGCCATCGCCCCTTGTCCGCGAGCCACTCCTCGGCACAGATGTGTTTGGCGAACTGGTCGCGCAGGACGGCCGGCATATCGGTCGGCAGGTGGAACGCCCCGTCGTTGCCGGGCGGAATCGCCAGCACGTCGCGGACGTACAACTTGCCGCGGTTCGTATTGGATACCCAGTAGCGTCGTTTCGTCTTCGTCTCGATCGTCGGCTTCGCCGGCCAGACGGGCGTCTTCGACGCCGCCCGGGCCTGCGACCCCTCGACCGCCCGCCAGCGGCCGACCCACCGACCGCCGTTGAACCGCCGGCACGCCGTCTGAACCGTCTCGCGCAGGAACCCGCAGTCGATCAGGCAGTGATTCGCCGAGACGGTTTCGAGCACTTCGCCGCCGGCCGTCTCGACCGGCCAGCCGCCGTCGTCCTTCGTCCACAGCCCCTCGAGGGCCCGTGCGATCCGCGATTTCCACGCCGCCGTCCGCTCCGCCTTCGACCGGATCTCGGTCGACTCGATTTTCTTGCCGAACCGGCCGCACTCGATGAGCCAGCTCGAGCCGGTGCCCAGGTGCCACGCCAGGACCAGGTACCACAGGTACCCCGCCATGACGTCGCCGGTGACGAGTAGAACGCCCTTATCCTCATGGACGCCCGCCGCGGCCGGGATCGCCTTCCAGTGATGCCCGGCGTGTGTATGGGCCTTCACGTCCGCCGGCTCGAGTGCGTCCTCGTCGACCTTCGGCGGCTCGTACGGCACCGCCCGGATCCGCTTACCGAAGTTGATCGTCTCTTCCGGCTTGCCCGCCGCGGAGATTGCCTGAACCGCCAACTCACCCCAGCTTACGAACGGCCAGTAGAACGCCGACCGCCAGAACCCGCACACGAGCGTCTTGCGGGCGGTATCTGGGTAGACCGCCGCGTCATTCACGTCGATCCGCGTCCCGCCCGGCATGGGGTCCACCACCCAGTTCGTCTCGGGCGGCGTTGAGACCCACAGGTGTTCGGCCAGCATGGCGGGCAGATCGTCGTCGCGGATCTCGTGCCGGCATTTCTCGTTCGCGCAGCGCATCCAACAGTCGTCGCGGGCCGACTCCGGGTCGCTGTCGTCGTAGACGAACCGGTCCCACTCGATCATCTGGTACGTTCCGCAGCCGAGGCACGGCACGAACGGCACGTAGAACGTCGAACCAAAAAGCTCGTGGGCGAGGTGGTCGCTGACGATCCCCGGCTGGCCGAGGTGCAGATGCCGCCGCTGGTCGACCGGATACGCGTCCGCCCGCTCCATGCCCAGGTCCGCCGGGTGATCCCCGTCGGGCAGCGGGCTCATCGCCTGCACGTCGTCGGCGATGGTCAGGGGCGCCGTCGCCTGGGCGAGGGCCGCCCGCGACTCGGATCCCCGGACGAACAGCGACGTGGCGTTCGTGAAATCCCGCCGCTCCTTCACGCCGCCCTCCTCACGATCCTCACTGAGCAAGTGGGCCAGCGCGGGCGAATGCTCGATCGCGGGCAGGATCTTCTTCTTCCAGACATCCATCGCGGCGACCGCCGAGGCGTTGTGGTAGAAGACGTTCGCCCGCTGCTGGTCGATCGTGGCGAGGATCGCGTTGACCGCGACCTCGGTCTTACCCGACCGTTGCGGCGAGCCCATATAGCACACGCGCGACCAGTGCTCCGAGTCGATCGCGGCCATGATCGTCACCACGAGCGGATCGAGCGCGTTCGACCACGGCACGGGCACGCCCTCCGGGCCGACCGCCGGCCCGGCGGTCACGTACCGCTTGCGTTCGGCCCACGCGGACAAAGGCAGGATCTCCGCCGGGGCCAGGGCCTCGCGTTCGTGCTCGTACAGGGGTGGTGGGGCGAAGGTGGTCATCAGTTGTCAGTCGTCAGTCTTCAGTTTTCAACCCTTCCCCCCTTGCCAAGGGGGGACACAGGGGGGTCGATTCAGAATATTCACCACAGAGGCACGGAGACACGGAGAACGACGTCTGTGCAATCTGCGTCATCTGCGCAATCTGCGGATCATGTTTTGCCTTCTCACCTGCTCACCAAGAGAAAGGGGGCACGCGGTCGCGATGAACCGCATGCCCCCGTAACGGGCTGCGTGGTCACGGCACTCACCGGGGATCAGCCGGCTGTGCCCGCTCTCTTGGTTTTGTCTGTCAGGCGACCAGTGGGGCCAGCATCCTCTCAATCTTGCGGATCTTCTTTTTCAGATTGGCAATCGTCTTCACGTCAGTTTCTTTCGCGCGTTCAAGTTCCCGAACCTTGCGCTCGAGTTCCCGGACGTACTGCTTGGCGCTGCGTAGTTCCTGCCTGAAGTCTTTGTTTTGAGCCAGGAGTTCTTCCAGCCGCGTCTTCTCGTCGAGTTCGTCTGACGGGACCGGCGGCGGGTTGTCGGCGGACTTGAGTTTCCTGCTCTTCTGGTTCGCGTGGACCCACGCCGCCGGGCACACCCCGTCGAGATACTTCTTGCGGCTCAGTGGCGGGTCGTCACTGACCGCAGCGATCAAAGCCTTCACTTGCTGGGATGTCATCTCCGCTCCTTCGAAGGTGTCATCCAGATATTGATCGACTGGATTTTTCGCTGACGCGTACCGCTCGTCCGATCGGATCAGATCGCGCAACCGGTTGGGGTCCTGGTTGAGCATCGCGACATAGCACGTGGCCATCTCGTACGCCGCCGCGTGCATCAGCCGCCGCTCGCGCTTCATGGCCGCATTGTGCCGGCCGAGCAGTTCGATTTGCTCCTGCATCCGACGGTACCAGTAGTCAAACCGCTTTTCTTTCTTTCTTGCCATTTTTCTGTCTCCAATAGCACTTGTGCTCATAACAAAATGTTCCATTCTTTCTTATCTGACTCGGGACACGATAGCCCAACGGTTTCCCGCACACGTCACATACGCAAAACATGCCTGCCCTGGAACCGCGCGGCAATGTCCCTTTTCTGAGGCTTTTCCAGGCCTCCCGGCGACGGCTCGCCTCTCTGGCCTTCTCCGGGTTCGCGGCCCTCCAGCGGCGGCTCGCCTCTCTGGCCTTCTCCGGGTTCGCGGCCCTCCAGCGGCGTCTCGCCTCTCTGTACTTCTCCGGGTTCGCGGCATACAGGCGACGTTCCACCTCTCTGGCCTTCTCCGGGTTCGCGGCCCTCCAGCGGCGGCTCGCCTCTCTGACCTTCTCCGGGTTCGCGGCCCTCCAGCGGCGTTTCGCCTCTCTGTACTTCTCCGGGTTCGCGGCCCTCCAGCGGCGTTTCGCCTCTCTGTACTTCTCCGGGTTCGCGGCCCTCCAGCGGCGGCTCATCTCTCGCCGGCACGCCGGCGTTCGCGAACAGACGCCGAGTTGGTTGTTGCTCTGCAGCCGACCGCCGCACACGGCGCAAGTCTTTTGGTCCTTCCTTTTGCTCATTGCCCGCCATCCTTAAGACACCAAGCCCGGAAATCTTGCCACAGAGGACACAGAGGTCACAGAGTTCTGATCCTGTCCATCCTGTTATCCTGTCTACTCCGGTCTTTTCACTTTCGCACCTTCTCACCTTCTCGCTTCTCACCGCCCCGACACCTGCCGTCGGATGTCGGTGAAGTACGCCTCGACGATCTTCCGCTGCTCGGCCGGGCGTTTGCCCGCGAGTCGGCTTTGCAGTTCCGTGCCCGCGGTGGCCATGATGGCGGCGAACCATTTGAGCAGGGCCATGCGTCCCGCCAGGTGTTCCGCCTTACTGATCGTCTCGCCCCGCTGGCGGGCCTCTTGTAGTTCGATGAGGTTCGCCTGGGCGATCGCCTTTCGCCGGTCCGCCTCCTGTTTCGTCTCGAATTCGCCATCGCCCGATTCGCCC